GACCTCGGCAATGCGGCCCAGCCACTTCATCACCGTGTCCAGGTTCTCCGACAACCAAGTCAGGGCCTCGGCGAGCTTCTTGGTGAAGCCGGTCGATTCATCGAGCTTGCTGACCCACTGCCCGAAGGCGTTCGACAGACGCGTGAAGGCCTGGCTAACGGTCATCGGCAGTTGCGCATACTCGGCGGCCAGCTTGTCCTTCTGGCTCATCAGCGCGTTGACCACCACGTCGGCGGTCAGGCGGCCTTCCTCGGCGAGCTTGCGCAGCCGTCCGATGGGCACGTTCAGGCCATCGGCCAGTGCCTTGGCCAGACGCGGGCTGTTTTCGACGACAGAGTTGAATTCCTCGCCGCGCAGCACGCCCGAGGCCAGGGCCTGCCCGAACTGCAGCAGGGACGACTGCGCCTCGGTGGCCGATGCACCTGAGATACGCAGTGCTTGCGAGATGCTTTCGGTGAGCGAGAGGGCATCCTGCTGCTCTCCGCCCAGCATCCGCACCGCCTGTTGCAGCTTGCCGTAAAGCGTGGCGGTCTCCTGGATCGGCACGCCGATGCGCTGCGAGATGGCGAACAATTCCTTCTGCGCGACCGTGTACTCGCGGCTGCCAGCGGTGGCGAGCTTGAGCCGCGCAGACATCATGTTCCAAGCGTCGGCGATCTGGACGATCTCCTGCACCTTGCCCGCCGCCCAGTTGATGGTGAGGAAAGCCAGCAACTGCGTCTTGGCCTTGGCGACCTGATCGCCAAAGGCGTTCATTCCGGCCTTGACCTCGGCCATCCCGGCGGCAGCTTTATCGCCTGCGGTCTTGGCGTTCGCGCCAAACTCGCCAAGGCTGCGCTCGGCCGAATTGATGGCGCGTTTGAGCCCCTCGTCAGCGCCTTCGAGCGCAACAAGGATGGAAATGCGGTTTGCCATTTCAATCCACCAGCCGCAACTGCTTCTCGATCCGTGCGGAGAGGCTCGGAATCCGACCGGCGACGATGCGTTCGACGTTCAGGCGCTTCTTGAGCTGCACCCGGGGCACCAGCACGGCGATGGGTACATCCGCGCCACGTTTGAGCCGCTTGATGCCCTCGGCCTTGCGGTAGCGGCGCTTGAAGCCCGACAGTGGCCGGTCGTATTCCTTGATGTTCTCGGCCATCAGCACGATGTTCCCCTTGGCGTTCTTGATGAAGTAGGCGTTCCCACCGCGCATCAGCTCGGCGATCTGCGCCTTGAAGCGCTTGCGGCCGACACGACCGTGCAGTGGGATCAGCATCCGGCCGGAAATAGAGCCGCCACGCTCGTGGATGCCCGACCACGGGATGCGCGAGCCGACGTAGAGCGCAGGCAACCGGTTCTTGTCCTTGTCGAGCACCTTGGCAGTGAAGCCCTTGACGAAGGACTTCTTGACCACCGTCATCTGGCCCGCGACGTGGCTGCGCACGTCCTGCTTGAGTTCGGCGGCCTCACTGGCGATGCCGCGCGCGACTATCTTCTGGACCTTCTCGCGGAACTCGCCGCCCCAGCGGCGCAACTGCGCCTGCGCGGCCTTGCTATCGATGCGAACCGAGATGCGCATGGTTTTGGAGCCTGTCTAGGGTCTGGTCGAGGTGACGCGAGTCGCCGCGTGCGCCGATGGCGATCAGCGAGAGCAGCCGGGCATCGCGTGCGGCGTCCTCACGCGCGGTTGCGGCGGCGAAGCAGCGCACCTGCGCCAGGGTGTAGTCGAGGATGTCCGGCAGCCTGTGGCCGTGGGCGATCAGGTGCTGGACGGTGTCGAACCAGCCGTGGTCACTGCTACCGCCGCGCTCGTCTGCGCGATCAACCCGTCGAGCCGAGGCATCACCGTCCGGGTAAAAAAATCGGCGTTGACCTCAAGCACCTTGGCCGCCAACAGGATGGCCTGGTCGGCATCGAGTGCGTCGACCCACGCGCGGGGCTTGCCGACGGCGATGGACACTGCCGTCAGCAGGTCGTCGCCGCGCTCGCCGAACAGTGCCAGCCAGTCGATACCATCGCCGCCGATCTGCTGCATCACCGGCGTGATCGCGCGCAGGAAGGCGGGCATCTGGCCGACCTTGAGTGGCTTGATGGCCAACGGCTCCCCGTCGATGACCAGCTCCACTGCTTGTGGGATGAGAGTTTCCAGATCGCTCATGGCAGTCCCCATCACAGTTGCACGATGCGGCCGAACTGGCCAAGCACCGCGTCATAGGGCTTGGTGGTGTCGGCCAGGAGCGATCCTTCCAGCTCGAACTTGTTGTACTCGTCCGAAATGAAGGAGATTTCCTTCAAGGGATCGAAGGCCACGCGGTACAGCTCGACCAGCACCTTGGCGTTGCCCTGCGCGGTGTTGATGCCTTCCAGGCGCAGGTAGCGCTCGGGCAGCGCCTGCGTGAAGATGCCGATCTCGGTGGCGACGCCGTAGCTGTAGGCGGCCTTGAACGGTGCGGTGAAGCCGGTGATATCCAGAAACTGGAGGGCACCGAAGTCGGTGTCGGCGGTGTAGTGCGTGCCTGCGGTCAGCGTCGCGGGCGTGCCCGCCGAGTCGGTCACCACCAGCGCCGACACCTTGGGATGGGCGAAGAAGTAGCGGTCGCCGACCACCGGAGCAGCGCCGCCGATGGTTTCGGCGGTCACAGTGCCTGTGCTGCCGGTGACGTGGTTGCCGTACAGCGCCAGCGCGAGGTTTTCCTTGGTGAACTCCTCGATGGTGAGATTCACGGTGGCCGACTTTTGCTTGACCATCCGGTGGTCGAGCGAGCGCTGGCCGGTCTGGCTCTCGTAATGCTCCAGCACGTCGGTCTTGAGCGAGAGCTTGAGCTCGGCGACGTTGCCGGGCGAGCGCACTTCGATGGGCAGGCCGGACTCGTCGCGCTTGCCGAGGAAGACGCGGCCCTGAAAACTGGCGTAGGTGCTCATGATTTGGATTCCTTGCGTTGAGTGGTGATGGGTCGGATGGGCTCAATGGGTGTGCCGTCGCCTTGCGGCTGGGGCTCGGGCTCGGGTACGCGCTGGCGGTCGTGGCGGGCGATGCCGTTGGCGATGAGCCAGTCGGCAGTGCTGCCATCCACATCGAGCCGTTCGCCCGCCTTGTGGGCTTGGCCCGCGTGGGTGTGCGGTTGGGTCAGAACGATGGAAGTCATGGGGGTCATCCTTTGGCTGAAAGATCGGTGTCGAGCGTCCGGTAAGTGATCGCGTAGCGCGCCGGAATCGTGGCGGCCACCGCATCGGCGTCCTCGACGTCCCACTCGCATTCCTGCTCGCGGATGCCCAAGGCAAGGCCACCCAGATTCCGGTCGGCCAGCAGCGCGGCGTGGGCGGCGGTGAGCAGCCGGTCGGCTTCGGTTTCCGGAATGGCGGGAGGTACCGCGCGGGCCAGCGCGACGAGGCGCACCGTGAGCTCGCGTGTGACGCGGTCGTTGGCGCGCTCGGTGATCGATTCGGACTCGGGGAACACCACCAGTGCCGGGCATTGCTCCCGGCTGATGGCCACCGTGGGCGAGCGGTGTAGCGTCGCACCGAGCGATTCCACCGGCGTTCGGACAGCCGCCATCACCGCGAGCAGGATCTGTTCGCGGATCGAGTTGCCGGACACGGCGCTACACCCTGGTGAGCTGTGCGCGCATCTCCGAGCCGTCGCCCACGGCCCGGGTGCTACGCACCTGATAGATCACGCCATCGATCTCGACCGTGTCGCGCGGAGCCAGCCCTTTGAGGACCGAGGCCGGGTACGACATCTGGTGGTCGGTGGTCGAGGCCAGTCCGTCGAACACGGTGTCGTCCGGCGCAGTGAAGCCGACCGGGTGCGTCTGCGACGGCGAGCCATCGGCAGGCTGCCAACGGCAATCGCGCAGCAGGCCCGCGTTCAAAGCGGCGGCATAGACCTGTTCGACGAGGCCCATCACGCGATCTCCAGCTTCACCAGCAGCTGCGGTCGGTGGCACAGCGGTAGCGGGTTGGCCTGCGTGTGCAAATCGGTGCCCCGGTCGAACTTGCGGGGCTCCTGCTTCGCGTACAGCGGCAGCGCCATCGTGTTGGCCGTCTCGTTGAAGTCGGCAGGTGCGTAGTACGTGGCGAAGGTGTCCATCGTGCCGAGCGGGAAGGCGTGCCCCTCGTCCTCCTCGACAAAGCGGCGCACGGTGCCACCGGGCGCAGTCGCGTGACCGCGATGCTCCTCGAAGGTAATGCCGCAGAAGGTGAAGCCGGAGCGCATATCCGAGCGCAGCGCCTGACCGTCCTGCCAGCGCTCGTAGGCCGCGATGACATCGTCGTGCGTCGTGAGCGCTTCGAAGAAGTCCTTGCCGACCAGGACGTGGACGCCGGTCATCCGCTCACCCTGCAGGTTGTCCTCGACGTAACGCAGGAGCTCACGGCAGGCTTTGCCGACATCGAAAGCGCTGTCGTG